ATTGAATGATGCAATTATTCGAGTATAATCTGGTAAATATTCTAGTTTAACATCTGCTTTATCATAAGTAATAAGAGGAAATAAATCTGATGAAATTCTGTATGTATGATTGTGGTCAGCACAATATTTAATATAGTGATATGTGGTAAGCATATTATTAAGTATGCGTGAAGAAAGGGTAGCAAGTGCTTCTTTTCTATCCATCGCAGAGAAACGAGCATAAGTCATTGTATTGAACTTGATGGGTTCTTCTTTCTCTGCTAGAGATAATACAATACAACAAACTCCTTTTCTACTCATAATACTATCTTAATACAACCTACAAGAATAGTCAAGCTATTATAACTATCTGTAAATATATGTGGATAAACCATTTTGTTTTTTTAATTCTTTTTTAATCAACGATTTATCTTTTTCCTCTGACCATTTTATACTATCAAAGTTTTCCTTAAAACTATGAGAGAAACAATTTCTTGGTTTATCTCCTTTTCCAGCTCCTTTATTTGGCGTTTTATCATTCACAAATATGTCTCCTTATTTGGCGTTTTTGTGTTCGCAAATATGATTGCTTATTTGCGAAAATCCTGTTAGCAAATATGATATTATTTGGGATTTTTTCATTCACAAATATCATTTGTTAATCTCCAATCCACTCCCTCTGCTATTCTTTCCAAAGGCCAATATTTAAAATATCCTTTATCCTTTAAATACATCGTGGCTTTATTTAGCTTTTCTAAATTAAAAAGGAGTATAATTCCGGCTTCTTCAAAATGAGTAGATTGCCCATTTAGAGTTTCTTTTTCTTCTGGATGATCTACTATTATAATATAATTATCTTTCATAAGACTTTTATTTTTATTATAAGCATAAACAATTAATTTATTATTGTTGATTTCTTTATGATCAAAAAGCAAAACACAAACATCTTTTTCTTTTAATTTCGGTAAGCATAGGTTTATTTCTTGGTCAAGATTTGACCAGTCAACAAAAGAGATATGGATTTTATTATTTAATCTAGCTTTTTTTGCGAATGGACATAAAGACCAACCGCCAAGATTTTTATTTGGTGCTTCTAAAATATTTTCCATCCAATATTCAAGCCTTTTTAAGATTTTAGATTTATCTTGAATCATAAATTTTATCGGTGCGAGTAGGATTCGAACCCACGGATGGTTTTACCCATCGAGAGTTTAGTAAACTCCTGCTTTAGACCACTCAGCCATCGCACCATTATATAAGTATTATATAATATTTTTATTTTAAAGTCAAAATTTAAATTGACAGGATTATAATAAAGTCATATGATATATTCATGGGAGAATTTAATTATATTTTCAGTCCATTTTTTTGGAAAACTCACGTAGTAGAAAATCAGGAAATTTTAGATAGATGTTTATATAAAATAGATAATTATTCAGATCAAAACCCAGTAATCACCCCTAAAGATTGGGAATGTTCCATACATAGCAGTTTTCAAACTAATGATCCTAACATGAAATTAGATACTCCTTGGTTAAATGCAATCTATTCTAAATATGTTAGTATATTTTTAGATGAATTTTTTGATCGGCAAGTCACCGCTAAAATTTTTGATCCTTGGTACAATGTTTTTTCTCAATATCAATTCCAAGAACCTCATGCCCATTTTCCTAATGATTTCTCGTTAGTGCACTATGTTTTATTTGATGAGAAAGAACATATTCCAACTACATTCATGAATCCAAATCCTATTGCGGCAGAAGCTCAAGCTTCATTTAGAAAGCCATTATTTGATAAAATTAATAAGAAAGACCCTGCAAAATCTTTTTATATGACTCATTATACTCCAATAGAAATCTTTCAAGGAGATTTAATTATATTTCCATCTTCATTGAGTCATTTTGTAAAATATAACCAGTCCAGTAAGAAACGCATAACTTTTACTCTAAATATTGAGATAATTTAAGATTATTTTCTTAAGATTTCGTCGCCTATAACCATATACTCTAAATCAGACTCTTCGAGTAAAGTTTTAGCATTTTTAATTGTGCCTATTAATGGTTTTCCAGCCATATTCATACTAGTGTTAAGAAGAACAGGACATTTGGTTATATTATAAAATTCCGTTAATAACGATCTAAATATCGGATTTTCATTTTTAACTACTTGAACTCTGCATGTACCATCAACGTGAGTAATAGATTCTATAGTTTCGTTTTTAACTTGGCAAACATATAGCATATATGGATCTTCTGATATATTTTTAAAAAAAATATCTTTATATTCGTTTAAGACTGAAGCACCAAATGGTCTATAATTTTCTCTTTTTTTAATTTTATTTATGATATTTTTACCATTTTTTAATCTTGGATCTAATAATATAGATCTATTTCCTAAAGCTCTGGGACCTATTTCTCCATTTCCTTGATACCATCCGACTGGATATCCTTCGGCAAGAAGCCTTGCACTTTCTTGAATAGTTTTAATACTAGGCAAATTAACAGGAGCTTCATCATGTTGAATATATGGAAAATTATTCAAATTAAATTTAGGAAGATTATTTTTTTTTCTTAACCATTCAATTGCACCTAAAGTCAACCCATCGTCATTGCAATGCGGAGGGATTATGATATTTTTAAAATATTTTTTTAATTCATAATTCCATAAGACATTGTGTGCAATTCCGCCAGTAAAAGATATTGATTCATCTTCTTTCGCATAATGTTTAAAAAAATCAATTAAAAGCTCGCCTGTCTTTTTATGCAAACTTTTCGCCCAATCTAAAGCAGATAATCTTGCTACATTTTCATTTCCCAAAAAATTAATCCAGTTTTTAAAAGAAAATAATTCTTTAGAATTATAAATTGATTGATCACTTAGATAAGATAAAAAATTTTTTGAAATATTCCCGTAAGATTGTAAACCCATAACTTTCCCAGCGATATCAATATCATGGCTTGCTTTTATCCCTAGAAATCTTCCAAATTCAGCCATTTCAATTCCTAGCGATCCATTTTGTTTTAAAGATCCCCGATCAATTACTTGGTCTTTTCTAAAAACAGTCCATACTTGATCTAAATCACCAAAGCCATCCATGACAATATCAATATCTGTTTCTACGTTCGTCAACATCCATGTGCTTAAAGCATGAGCATAATGATGATTAATTCTCCATACTGGACATTTTAGACCTAGACCATCAAATCTAACTGCATTTTGAAAAAAAATACTTTCTTCTACAATATTATAAATCCATGGATCTATAATAATTGCTACTTCATCTATGGCATTAACATCTTCGTCAAAAATATTTTCAAAATCTTTTCTCCAGTTGAACAAATTGTTATATGCATGATGTTTGATATTATAATATCTTTCAGTTTTTATATAACTTACATTTTCTCCATTAAAATAACAAAAATTACTATCATGTTCGCATAATCTTAAAGCTAAAAGCTTCATGAAATATTTTAATTTAAATTATTTTAACCAAACCGAAGTCGGATTAAACGCTTCTGTATCTAAATAATCCCAAACTTGCCAATTTTTTTCATCTTTTGCGTAACTGATTATATTCGAAAGAAAAGCTTGTAAATCTTCTATATGCCAAACATCATCTAACAATTTTTTACCCATGTATCTAGATTGATGCGCTACATGATCTGCGTAACTATAAGCAAAAGCAGAGAATGGTGGAAGCACACACCCCATAGAACAAAGAACCCCCTGCATTCTGGATGCTACTTCTTTTCCTCCAACAGAATGCATTGTAACAATAACTCCCGCTGGTTTACCAAGCAAATGTTTTTTGCCTTCTATTTCTGTCATTTTTTCAAAAAGTTGTTGCATATTTGAACCCCAACTATCCCAATATGTCCCTGTGCAAAAAATTAAGGCGTCACTCTCTTTAATGATATGTCTTACTTTAGGCCAATAAAAATCTTTATGAAGATGTAAAATCTTTATCTTTATATTTAGGTCAATTTTGTTGATTTTTCTGCGTATCTTTTTAATTAAAGAAGCGGTATTACCATTTTTGCCACCGATGGCGCCATTAATAATTGTTAATGTAATGTTATTTTTCATCTTTTAAAGAAATTTAAAAATGGACAATTATCTTTATTTTTATTAATCCTTTTCTTCATAAGACTCCAAGATTCATTCCTAGCGTATTCTTTTAAGAAAACATCTTTCTCTACCTTTTTTATTATCTCGTCTGGTGCGTCTTTCTGCTCTAAGGAAAACTCAGAGTCATTTGATTTTGATACAAATTTTAAGTTGTAAAGTGGCATGCCCTTTTTTAATGTTATATTTTCGTTTACTTTCAATATTTTAAATGCAAAATTTATTGGCCTATTCCACTCAGAGATGCAAAATGTTCCAGGAATTAACTCTAAATTTACCCTATATAACTCTGGATGATGATACAGCTCAACCCAAACATTTTTCTCTTTTGTCCAGAAGAGAATTTGATATTCGAACTGAACCTCTGGATAAATATTGTCTTTATTTTGATGAACAAAAAAATAATCTTTTAGTGGATCTCCAATCGCTTCATGATTTATAATTCTGCTTTGATTATCATAAGAAAAAGTAATATCAAATGGCTGATTAACTACCCACATATTTTTATTCCATTCTTTAAATGCTGGACACCTAAAATGCTCATAATTATTATTATTGTAATTTGATAAAGATTTTGTTAATGGAGAAAAAAAATCGGAAGGCATTGGGCTTCCTTTTTTTAATTCGTAAAACCATGGATAATTAACAATTTGATTGCTAGGCTTTGGATATCCTAAAAACCAAGAATAATATATTTTTTTCATTATCGCTCGGATATGTTGTTTATGTGCTCTTTTATTAAATTATAAATCCTAATCTCTTCTGCTGTCGCTTCTCTTTCCACTTTACTAAGATCATTAAAAACATATTCTTTTAATTGGTGATGTTTAAAGCAGAAAGTTTTTTTATTTGAGCTTTTTAAATGACTATATTGAATATATCTAAATGGTAATTCTTCGCCTCGAATTTTATAAAGTGTCCCAAGCTTTAAATTTTTTTCTTCAACAGGAAAGATGCCATCAATAAAATTTAATACTTTGATCCAATTCATAATACTCCAAATACCTTAAGTAAGACCAAAGATGAAACTGTTGCTCCTAATAAGCTGCTGCAAGTTCTAATTATTTCTAATTTATGGTTATGATGATCTACCCACATTTCAAATGGATCACGAAGCTTTCCTTTCGCAAGAAGTTTTCTTTTTTGTTTCTTAGATAATTTTAAATTTGATATATCTCTAATGGTAATCATTTCTTTTTCTTTCTTTTAGGTTTTTTTACATATTTCCAAATCTTGCCTTCTGTATCTAAATCGCAACTCCAAAGCATCACTATTCTATAAACTGAATATCCAAAACCATTACCCCAAACCATAGTGGTCCTACTAATAATATCACCCACATAATATAAGAACAAGGAGACCAAGTGCTTCATATATAAATACTATCAGATAGTAAAAATATTGTCAAGTTATTTTCAGCCAGAAATCGGATTCGAACCGATGACCTACGGTTTACAAAACCGTTGCACTACCGCTGTGCTATTCTGGCATTAAAATTATAATAATATTATTTTTTAATTTTGTCAAGTATATATTCTTCTGCTACCCATTGAATATAATCTAAATTTGTATGTATCTGATAGCTAACTTGATAATCCCAATTTAAATTAGCTGGTCTTATATTGATAATCTCTCCCATAACATTTTCATTTTGATACTTGCAAAAGAAATGAACAAAATCTTCAACTTTATATTTAGGGTTTTTCACTACTTATATTTACACATTAAACATGGTGAGCCATTTTGACAAATAAGACTATTTGTATTTGAGTAATATTGTCCGTAGGTCTTAAAGTTTGCGAGGCTTTTTACTTTTAGCGATAAAATCATTGATCTCTTTCTCTATAAGAGAAAGATTATTAAGTTCTAATTCGCTTTTTTGCAACAACGCTTTAATCTTATTGGTAGTCTCCACGATTTCTTTTTCTGTTTCTGGAGACCAAGGCATGTCTTTTAAATCGTCCATTTTTGAAAATTCTTTATTTGCAAGTTCTTCTAAAAATGATGAAGAATCAATCGCTAACAAAGCTTTTTGCACTAAATCTTGCTCTTTACTCATCTTTTTTAATTTTTGGGGCAAACTCAACTAATACTTGTTTGCCATGAACTTCAAAATATCTGAGCGAAAATCCTTTATGATCTAAAATATTGCAAAGTTCATCAAAATATTTCTTATCAACATAAGCGCCAATTACGCGATCTTCGTGGACGCTCAAGCCATACTGATTAGTAAACTCTGAGCATAAAGATAATGCTTCTTCGGTATTACTCATAATATTATTTACACTATTCATTTTGCTTTAAAGTTAATAGTGGTGATATAAAATAAATTTTTCATTTTATTCAAAATTGAACTTCTTCTAAATCTTGAATTTTACAGGCAGTTATTTCTTTGTTTGTTTTCTCTTTCACGGCTAAATATACTATAAGATTTAAATTGACTTTTTGCAATTCTCCCGAATTATTAATAAAAGTAACATTATGATACCTTATCAAGTCTTGATCTGTTAAGACAACTTCTTTTGGGCCATCTTCATCGTTTCTATATTTTATATCTGTTATTTTGTATTTCATATTATCTAGATCTTATCTTATAAAGCTCTGGCTTTGTTGTTATTTTTTGTAAATAATTCTTAGCTTTAGCTAGGCCTTCTTTACTGTATGGAAAAACGCCATATTGAAAATTATCTTTCTTAGATATTAGAAGATAGTATTTCTTCTTTTTTAAGACTTTTTGTTTTTTATTTTTCGCCATTTGTAATATACTCCACCAAATTTTTCCATTCGTTTTTAGTGTGCCCAAACATGCTTGCGTGAGCGATATAATAAGTATTATATCTCCACCAGCCTTCTTCCAAAATATCTGGATCAATATCTAATTCCTTGTACATTTCTAATAATTCTTTTGTTGGACTTAAATTTTCTGAAGGTTTTGGAATAGTTTTAACTTTCTCTAGATAAGCATCTATAAGGTTAATCAGCTTCTGATCATTTTCTAATTTACCATAATACTTGGCTAATTGAAATAATCTTGGTCTTGTTTGTTCTCTATTTCGAACTTGATACATCGTTAATTTTTTTATTTAAAAAATCTATAAATTCGCCAAAAGTTTTCATGCTGGTTTTCATTTCCTCGATTTGCTTGGCATTTTGAATTAACCATATATTGTATTTATCCTCTACTTCAGAAGCTATTGATAGAAGTGCGAATGAATCTAAATTCAAATCTTCCAAAGAAGTATCATTATCAATTTGAATACCTCTCTTATCTTTCAAGAGTTCATTTTTTATAAGAGATTTAATTTCTTCTGGATTTACTGTTTTCATATTAATATTATATCAAATACTTTGCTTATGTCCAGAAAATACTACCTCACAATAAGGGCTAATAATATTCAGAATATATTGTTTCATGGACTTAAAATCGTTAAATTGAATTATATTAGATCCTTCTTTGTCTTCCTGTGTCAATTTGAAATTCCCCAGCTCTTCTAATATATCGCATTTATTAATAATTATTTTTGTTGTGCCAGACTTTTTAATTGCAAAAAGTAACTTATTTATATTTAGCCAATTCACAAGCCTTCTGCGTCCAGTAGTTGTTCCGTATTCTTTGCCTAAATTTATAATTTTATTTAATTCTGCATCATTCCATAGTGATTCTGGAAATAATGGATCAACACCGCTTTTGGTATCATATATTTTAGCAATCCCTATAATATGTCTAATTTTTTTAGGAGAAAATCCAAGAGAACAGGCTGAATATGGTAATGTTTCGCTGCTTGTAACGTATGGATAGTCTCCATAATTTATATCTAACCAAAAACTTTGGGCTCCTTCGCATAAAATATTTCCATACAATTCTCCATCCCAAAGATACTTTTTTTCAAGGTAATCTCCAGCTAATTTACCTATTCTTAACATCTTGTCTGCATAAGAGGGGGCAATTCCTTGGCCTGTTGTGCCTAATTTAGGTTTTAAAAATTTAATATCATATCTAATATGTCTTTCAGTAATTAAATGGGTTTTCGGGCTAACTTTTATAAGCGATGTATCAAATCCTTCTTTTTGAAGATATTCTATTTCATCAAAAAATCTATCAATATTGATTACGCAATTTGGTCCTATAATAGACTTTTTATTGTGAAAGATTCCAGACGGAATTAAATGAGTTTTATATTTATTATTATTTAAATAAACCGTATGTCCTGCGTTTGGTCCACCATTCCAACGACATACGTAATCGTAATTATTTGATAATGCGCTTGATACTTTGCCTTTACCTTCATCTCCCCAACAAAGACCGAATATAACATCTACATTTTTTATCATTCGCAATCGTAAACTCTGCTTGGAGCCCTGATATCAAAAATATTTACATTCTGTTCTGTTTTTTCATTAATTACAGAAAGCGTTTCGTGGTCAACTACCTTATTAACTATTCCACAATAACCTTCTTCTAATAGCGAGTTAGTGACTATAAAAACTCTTTTTCCTATCATTCTCTTTAAGATGTTGCTTTTGATTTTCTTTAGTGTTGCATCCATAATTATATATTAACTCATATTTTAACAAAAATCAAGTTTTATCTTACCTTTTTTATCTATAGTCAAATAGCTGCATTTATCCTCGCAGAAACTGCCTAAATTTATGTACTTTTCAGAAACTTCTGGTACATGAGTATGCCCGCAAATCACTTTATCAAATTGATTTTTTTCAATATATTTCAAAGCATTGTCTTTTACCTTAGAGCTTTTCTCTACAAAAGAGTTTGATTTACTTTTAAAGATGCTAAAAAAATCGTCAGCAAAGGGAGTATATTTTCGAACAAAATAGTAAAGTTTAATAATCATATTTGTAATAAGTTTATATTTGGTAAAATATATATCAAAAATATCTCCATGTACAATTAAAATTTTTTCATTATTTACTTGAATTTTATATTCATTATCGCATTTTAAACCTAAAAGAATACTCATAAACTCTGCTTTTAAGAAGCAGTGATTGCCTATAAGGTATATAATTTTTGTTTTTTTTGATAATTTTCTTATTTTAGATAGAATTTGCCAATGAGCTTTTTTAAATCTGTATAAATTATGATGATCAAATAAATCTCCTGCAATAATAATTTTTTTTGTTTTAATATTTTTAAGGATTTTTAAAAGTTTATCCGCCCTACAATCTTTTGAACCCAAATGAATATCTGAAAATATTAAAAACTCATATTTTTTCATATATTTTATAATATTAGTTCATTTTGAATATAAACATTCGTTGAATTTTTCATTATCTCTCTGTTATATATCTTTTGAGCCAAATTATTTTTATCTGAGATGATCTCTAATTTTGGTAAAAATTTTCTATGAATTGGTATTAATTGAGACAGTGGTGTTCCTGCTCTTAAAATTTCCGTTCCTTCTAAAATATTCCAAAACATGATAACATTAATTTGTCTACTTTTCATGGGGTCTATTATTCCTTCTATAACAGTAAATCTATGTTCACCAAAAAAACTAGGATGAGTTTGTATAAAGCAATAATCTGTGGATCCAATGAGCCATGGAGTATTTATTTTAAGTACATTTTTCAGTGCATTTTCCGGAGTATTAATAAAATCTGAATACTGGTATTTTTGAAAATGTGAGACTATTTGATCGTCATCTATTGGAGTTGGTAAAACCTCGTATTTATATGAGACTCCATCACCATTCGTAGAAATTCTTATATCTCTATGTAATCTAATTAAATATCCACAAGAAATCATATCTCTTATACCATCGCATTTTGAGGTATTTCTATGTTTTTGAAATGGACAACTTATATTCTTTTCTTGTTTTAACTGATGCTCTCTATATTCCTCATTGCATTTTTTTAAAAAAGGTCTTTGTACATCTTTGGAGTATATAGGTGGCCAAGCATTTATAAAAGCTTCCTGCGAGCATATAAAGGTTATTTTATTTTTTTTAAATAAGTTAAACATCATTAAATACTATTGCTGTAGCATAGTCTCCATCATGACTAATAGAGACTAGATGATTGGTGTTCTTCCCATCTATTACTATGAGTGGCTTATTATTGATAGTTAAAATCTCTATCTCTTTATTAATTTTTAAAATTCCAGCTTTATAAGCTGCTTCTTTAGCTGCCCATTTTCCTGCTAATTTTTGACATAAATTATTCATTTTTACTTCTTTTAGTTCTCTATCAGAAAAAATCTTTTTGATAAAATTATCCGATTTATTTCTAAATCTATTAATTTCAACTATATCGATTCCTATCATTTTATTTACCATGCGCAAAGCTTTCGTACATGCTATTTGCGCTCACTTTAACCACTTTAATTTTATTAGTCCAAATTCCACCCCTCATCTCTTCGATAGATCTAAATCCAAGATAACTCATAGCACTCCTTAAACCATTTGCAAAATCATAGACAACATCCTCTAAAGTCTTATCTTGAATTAATGGGATTAGTGTTTTGTCTCCTTCTACAAAAAGATTCTTTTTTGTTCCGTCATGCAATTCGTAATCTTCTACAACATCTTTGCTTGCCATTCCTCTATATTTAGCGAATAATTTTCCGTCTTTTTCTATGATATTCTCTTCGTCTACAACATCTGCAATTCCAGCAAAAATTCTTCCGCAAATTGCGCCATCTGCGCCACTAGCAATAGCCTTGACTAGATCTCTAGGATTTCTAATCCCCCCATCAGCTAATATACTTGGTCTACTTTCTTCTTTTGGATTCTCATGTCTAAAGTAATCAAGATTAGCGAGTTGAAAATTTCTTACAGCCTTCCAAGCGTAATATAAACCTGTAACACTTGGACATCCAATTCCTGTTTTAATTTGTGTTAAGCACATAGAACCTGGACCGATTAGATGTCTAAATCCGTCTGCTTCTAAATTAGCTAAACGATAAACGCTTTCTTTTGTCAAAGTATTTCCTACTATTATATCTTGTTCATAACTTGATTGTTTATACCATATGAGAAAATCTTCTACATTTTGAGATAATCCATTAGCTGTATCTAAAAAGAAAATATCCGTATATTTAGATATTAAAGGCAGTCTTTCTTGAAAATCTTTTAAACCAATTGCATTTATACAGAAATTACTTTGATCTTTAATATATCTTGCCTTTTTTGCTTGTTCTTCTGAGCTCATAAATCTGTGAAGAACTCCTGCTCCACCAATCTGATTTATCTTAATGCATGACTTAACAGAAGAAACCGTATCCATTGGAGAAAGAATAATTGGAATATCTATATACTTATTCTTTGAAATTTTTGTTATTGTACTAACTTCTTTTCTTGAGGAGATATTAGAAAAGTTTGGCAGCAAAGCTATATCATCGTATCCTAACCCTTCTTCTATATGTATTTTCATGTTAAAATTCTAAAATTGATCCATCTTTTTTCTTTACATGGATAATTTTTACTTGTTCTTCTTTCTTAATTTTTAGAACTTCTTCCTCTAAAAGAAATGCGTTCAAATTGTCTTTTATATTATCTAAAAATGCAATGTTATTTTTATTACATTGACAAGTTGGGTTTTGACCAACCTTTTGATAGATGTCACAATAAACTGGAAATTGTCCGTCATTTCCTTTTAAGTTATAGGAATGTATAATAACGACCAGTTCCCAATGGTGGTCAATCAATAATATATCTTTATCTTTATTTAATTCTTCACTCATGTTTAGACAATATGTTTACTATCTTATAGTATACCAGACTTGATATATAAATTAAAGCAAAAAATTTATATCCTACAAAAAAAGCTGTAATAATCGAAAACCAAAAATTTATACAAAATGGGCATGTTGCCAATCTAATAAAGAAAGAATCATAGTTTAATTTTAAAAAATTAATAAATCCAATATCTAGCCCTGCTTTACAGGAGTCATCATATTTTTTGATAATTTTATTTATAAAAGGAAAATATTTAAAATACTCTATAAAGGCGTTGGTTTTAAACCAGATCAATAATGCTAATGTATTAAAAAAAGAAAATATAAGTGCGTCTATCATTATTCTGGCCTCTCTGGTGAGTATGATTGTTTTCCATCAGATCTTAAAGATTTTGAATACGTATAACTATTGTTATTCATAGCTTCTTGTTCGCTGGTGGCTCTAGTATTTATACTATTTTCTTTTTCGCTAATCCGATTATAATTTACATTCTGTGCTTCTATTTCTTGTTGATTATTTTTTCTCCAATCTAGATTTGATATATATCTATCTGGAAACTGTCTTGGATATACGCTATTCGTTGATGTTGTCCTGTAGACTCCCCATTGTTGAGAGCTAGTATAGGTATTTTGTTTGCGGACTATATAAGTAGGAAAAATTCTATGAAAAATGGTATTAGTGTTTAAACTATCATATAGCCAATATTCGTTCTCATTCATTTTTCTTATAGTCATTGAAGGAAATTGTCGTGGATATACGCTATTAGTTCCAAATGTTCTTGTAATTGTAGCCTCTTCTCTTTGAGCGAAAGAATAGGATGTTGAAAAGAAAATAGTAAGTATTAAGACTTTAATCATTCGACTCCTTTCCATCGAAATCAAATAAAACGATTGGGTTAATTATTATATTCGCTATCTTATCTCCGATGTATATATCTATTCTAGTTCTCTCGCCTAGAAATCTTTCATTGTCTGTCATCATGTAAGGACTCTTTGGCATATTACCATTAGTTACCATAATAAGCAATTCTTTTTTTTCTTGGGGAAGAATGATATCTTGAAAAGCGTAAAGTCCATTTCTAATATAATTTTCTTTTCTTGGAAGAATTAACCCTATATATCCCTCTGGTATTTCTATTTCTATAAATGTCCTAATTAGTTTTCTTTCTCCTGGAGATATACAACATCTTTCTCCGCTAGAAATACTATATATAGAATTCTTAAATTCATTCGTAGGTTTTTTACCCTTGTCGTATAAAGACTTAAATTTAATTAAAGGATTCATATCGAATTAAATCTATTTTATGAAATTCAAATATTTTTTTACAATTATTATCTTTTTCATATTCTTCCATATATATTACTTTTGATATATTTGTTGAAGCTATAATATTGGCGCAACTTGAACAAGGAAGTAATGTTACAGCTAATAAATTCGCCTTATTTACATCAACATTAGATAAAGCGTTTACCTCCGCATGAATAATATAGTTTCGTCTATTATCTCGATCATTCCAAAATGTTTCGTTTTCGGATTGACCAGCTCTTATTCCATTATAACCTACGCCTAATACCTTACCATTTTCATCTAAAATACAAGCTCCAACTTTTTTGTGTGGATCTTCTGATCTTTTAGATGCAACTATAGCAATCTGCATTGCCATATCTTCAAAAGAGATACGTTTCATTTTGATTTCACTGATAAACCAATAAACACGAAAGTCGCCATGATTAAGATTATCGTCATATAAATATTATGGCATAATTTTTGGAAAAAGGCAAGTATTTTTATATCATATATATGTATGACTATAGTCGAGGCGGCTAATAAGCTATTAGAGCATTTTACTAAAAAAGATTCTTTTTCAATGGATACGGATTATATTGATTTAATGCAGTTATCTGAAACACCAGAGGAAAACAAGGTGACTTTTATTTTAGCTCTTGAAGATTTAGAGAAGAATGACTTTATTAAAAGTTATACTCAAGGAAAAAAGAAAATATATATATTAAAAAAACCACTAAACTCTTTTGAACAAAATATAAATGTTGGAGGTTTTACTTGTAATATGATAGCCAAAGTCATTAATGATTTTTGTGATAAAATAAAAGACAAGAGAGATTACTGCGATTCTAGAGGTATTACAGAAAAAGATATAAGAAATCTAATGTTTATTGCTACTATGCAAAGTGAAAACGGTAATGAAACTAAAGTGGAATAGCTTGACTAACAAATAAATATAAGATAAAATCTGTTAATGCTTAATAAAATCATTGGCGTATCTGGTTGTGCAAGATCAGGAAAAGATACTTTTTTTAGTATATTAAAAAAATATATACCAGAAATAGAGCAAGTAGCCTTAGCTCAAGAACTCAAAAAAGATTTAGATGAGTTCGTAAAATCAAAGATTGGAATATCTGTATTTACAGATGAAACAAAAGATAAAAGTTTAATTCGTGGTTTAATGGTAGAATATGGAAAAATCAAAAGACAACAAACAGAAGGCACATACTGGACTTGTTTAGCTCAAAAGAAAATTAACGATATATTAAGAAGTGATAAAATTCCAGTTGTTACAGATGTAAGATATGATATCTATCCAAAAGATGAGTTCTTTTGGTTAAAAGAGCAAAATGCTGGAGTATTAGTTCATATAACACGAATGTTCGGAGACGATGAGATTCCTCCAGCAAATGAAGAAGAGTCTATCAATAATGAAAAATTAAAAACTAAAGCGGATTATTCTATAAAATGGAATACTGTTGATCCTACTCAAAACGCCATCCAAGATCATTCGCTTAATGAAATAGTTAAAGGATTTGTAAAATTTTATGATAAATTTAGAAAATAAAACCGATCTACAACTTATTCGTAGAGTTCAAAACAAAAACTGCGAAGATAGTTTAAAAATATTAATCGCAAGACACAGTCCTTTATGTTATAAAATCTATAAAAAATATGTTCCATCTTTTAATGTAAAAAATATAGATTTGAATGAAATTTATCAACAAAAAGATTATGTTATATATAAAACTATTATGTCTTTTAAATCTAATAAAAAAGTTAAATTTTCAACATGGTTAGGGAATCAAATCAGATATCAATGTTTGAACGCTATAAATAAAAAAGAAGACATAATCTACTTAGAACAAAGCGAACTTCAGTATCTTATAGACAAAAATGTAGAAGATAAGACAAGTAATTTAGTTGAACTAAAAGAGTATATAATAACTTTATTAGACCAATTGAGAGACGATAGAATATCTAAGATATTTAATATGAGATATTTTCAAAATACATCTAGTCAAACTTGGACAAAAATTGGTAAAAAAATGAAAATGAGCACTCAAAATGCGATTAATCTTCATAATAAAGGCGTGCAAATTTTAAAAAATAAATTGACAAGTAAGGATTTGTTTGATAAAATATAAAGATAAGGAGAACAAAATTAAAATGAGTGAAAATAACAAAACTGATTGGTCAAAGCTAGAGCTAGGTGCTCTTTGGAAGAGAAAGAGCGCAACTCAAACATATCTAAGCGGATATATTAAGGTTGATGAACTTGGCACTCAAAAGGAAGTCAAAGTAGTCGTCTTCTCAAATAAGAGCAAGAAGGATAACGAGAAGGCTCCAGATTTTAGAGTATATCTATCTGAACCAAGAAATAGCAATTCTGACGCTGCTGCAAAAACTCAAGTAAAGAGTCAAGCAAAGCCAGTTCAGAAGAAGGCTACTGTATCAGTATCTGAGTCTGAAGACGAAGATATTCTGTGAGTAAAAATCTAGCATTACATTTACCTGTCAATGCTGTAAGTTTCGGGCAGGTTTCAGTTGGTATTCTTAGAGAATTCTACAGAAGAAAGCTGGAACCTTGCCTGTTTCTTATTGGAGATCAAGCAGATTTGAGCGTCTACAACTCCGATTCTGATTTTACAAAATGGATACAAAATGGTATAAATAAAGCTCTTAAAGATCATAAAAGATCTGATCCTATTTTTAAATTATGGCACTTGAATGGCTCTTTAGAGAGCTATAGTGATAGACAAATATTATTGACATTCTATGAATTAGACTCTCCAACTCCACAAGAGATAAATATTATTAAGAATAATAGTAAAGTGTTAGTCTCTTCTGAATATACCAAAGAAGTTTTTATAAATGCAGGATTAAATAACGTAGAATATCTCCCTTTGGCATTTGATAAAGATAGTTTCCATGTAAAAAATAATGCTAATATTCTAAATGATAGAATTACTTTTAATGTTGTGGGTAAGCTAGAACGCAGGAAGCATCATGCTAAAATTATTAAATCTTGGGCAGAAAAGTATGGAAATAATAAAAATTATTACTTAAATTGTTCTATATTTAATCATTTTATTAAAATGGAAGATCAGCAAAAATTACTAGCTGCACTTTTAGATAATAAAAAATATTTTAATATAAATTTTTTAGGGTTTATGCCTAACAATAGTATCTATAATGATTATTTAAATAGTGGAGATATTATAATTGGTATGAGTGGTGGAGAGGGATGGGGCTTACCAGAATTTAATAGTCTATGCCTTGGCAAACATGGAGTCATTCTAAATGCTCACGCCTATAAAGGTTGGGCAAATGAAAAAAATTCTATACTTGTTAACCCCAATAGCAAAGCAGAGGCTTATGATGGAATGTTCTTTAAAAAAGGTTCTCCATTCAATCAAGGGAATATTTTTGATTTTGATTATAATGAATTTCTAAAAGCTTGCGATATAGCTATTGAAAAAGTTAAAATAAGTAGAGTTAATCAAGAAGGCTTAGAGCTTCAGAAAAAATTTACATTTCAAAAAATGGTAGATACAATATTAAGTTATGCCTGAGTATCTTTATCAACATCCCAAAACTGAAGAAGTAAAAAGCATTATTCAAAGCATTCATGATAAGCATGAATATATTGATGAAAAAGGGGTGACTTGGAATAGAATATTTACTGTTCCTCAAATGGGAGTTGATACAAAAATGGATGCGGGAACAGACTCTAAATCTTTCTCAGAAAAGACTAAAAATAAAAGAGGAAGTTTAGGAGACCTTTTCGATCAGAGTAAAGAATTATCTGAGGCTAGGAAAAAAATGTACGGAAAAGACCCAGTCAAAAAGAAATATTGGGATGACTGGAGCAAAAAGCGTAAAGGTAAAAAACATCCAGAGATGTTTAAAGATTAAATTTAAACAAAATTTAAATCTAATTCTATTTTATTTACAGCTTGTCCTCTGTCAAATCTTTTAATAAAATTTGTTCCTTGTTTTGGCATTTCAGCGAAATAAGATTTACCACTTTTTAAGCTAATCTTAATGTGATCTGCTAAAACAGAAACAGTTTTTAATGTACGAATACTATCTTTAAGAGAACGAGCTATTGCACAGTTTTCTGGATTGGCTAATTCGCCTTCTTTAATATTCTTATTTGTTACTGCTATATGTTTTTTCATTCTTTTACCTCCTCTATTTTATACTCATAGTTATCATTGTCTTCTGTTGCCCACTTTGGACAATTCTCTACTGTATAAATCTGTGTATTTACTTTTCTTTCAATTAAATTTTGTCCTTGTTTTGTAGCAAAATTAGGATCATATAATCTAATTCGATTATTAGGTTGAATAGCAAAATTACCATTATCCAGTTGAATTACATGACCACATTTATGTTGATCTGGATGCTCACTAAAACCGAAGTTAATTTCATTAAAATCACTATGAGCCCAATCAAGAGTAAATAAATAAGTGCCAAGATATTCTTTACCACTTCTCGATAAGAATTTCATTTTTTTATTTTGAAATAAAGAGAATTTTGTAACTGCTATATGATAACTAAAACTATCCCATAGTTCTAATTCATGTAAATCTTGTTCTTGTATTCCTTCTTTTGTGCAAAACGCGCTAATTGGTGCATGCCACCATATTCCGCCATCTTCCATTAAAAAATTAAAAAGCGGAACTTGACTTGGTAAACTAGTTACTCCAAAAATAAGACAAGGAAAATATTTATCATGTGAGTCTTTTTGATTTCTTAAGTAATTTCCACGAACAAAACATTCAATTGGAGGGATATTAGCGTTCAAAAATGCCATTGTTAATTTATTTACACATTATTTAATATTCAGTGTAAATATCGCTGTAAAGTTTAATGTCTAAAAAACACAAGCAAAAGTCACAAGATAAGTCGCCAGTTGTTCCTCAAAGAGATAAAATTGAAGGTTTCTTAGATGTTCGTGATCTACAATGGACAGATAATCAAAAAAAATTTATAGAATTAATACAAAATAAAGAGACAAAAATCGTATTCTGTAAAGGTCCAGCAGGAACCGCTAAAAGCTTATTATCAGTATATTCTGCATTGAAGGCTTTGAACGAGAAGAAAATAGGTGAAATATTCTATATCCGTAACCCTGTGGAGAGTTCTACGCATAATCTTGGATTTTTAAAAGGGGATTTACATAGCAAGTTAGATCCATATCTACAACCATTAATGGATAAATTGCATGAATTATTGCCTAAATCTCAGGTTGAAAGACTGCTTAAAGAAGAAAGAGTCAAAGGATTACCAGTAGGCTTTCTAAGAGGACTTAGTATTAATGCTAGCTATATTATATGTGATGAAGCTCAAAATTTAAGTATTCATGATCTATTATTAATAACTACCAGAATGGGAAGATTTAGTAAATTAATATTAATTGGGGACATAAGACAATCAGATATCAAAAATAGTGGTTTTGAAAATGTATATGATTTATTTGAGGATAAGAAAAGCAAAGATAAAGGTATACATACATTTAAGTTTGGTACAGATGATATTATGAGAAACAATGTGCTTGCTTATATTATTGAAAAGTTTGAAGAATTATCCGCTAAAACCAATACACGCAAATAAACTTTAAAATTAGAAAAAGATATATTAAAGGTATATAATTTTACATATGCCAAAAATATATTGTAGTAACTGTGGGAATGCTATACAATATAGCGATATTAAACCTAATTTTTGTCAAAAATGTGGAACTAATTTAGGCTCTGGAAAAACACAAATATCTGCTCAACCACAGATCGAAATCATTCAAGAGACTAAACCCAAATTAAACAATTTAAATTGGGATATAGAAATAGAAAAGCCAAAAGGAGTCAAACTCAAAGATCTTGCTAAAGGTGAAAAATCAAATTTTGAACCAAGACAGAATGATGAGAATACTTCTAAAGAAGAATTTTTAAAACAATTTCAAAAAGAAGCAGGTACTTTACGCAGGGGTAATCAAGATTACCAAGCTTCTGATGATGGTTATGATGATGAAGAACCAGAAGATGCGTGAAAAAACCAACATTTGAAACTAAGTTCAACGAAATAAACATCGAAATCTACAAGCGAAAGCATAAGTGGAATTTAACTTCACTTGCTTGGATGGACTTTGATGATGTTGCGCAAATTTTAAGAATACATATTCATAAAAAATGGAGCATGTATGATCCAAAACAACCTCTTGCTCCTTGGATTAATAGAATTGTTAGTAATCAAATTAAAAATCTTATCCGTAATAACTATGGCAATTATTCTAGACCATGTTTAAAATGTGCAGCAGCAGAAGACGAAGAACATTGTAATATCTATGGTAAGCAGTGCAATTCTTGTCCTCTTTACGCAGCTTGGGAGAAAAATAAAAAAAATGCACATGATACAAAACTGCCTCTTGCTTTAGAGAATCATACAAAAGAAGTTCATGAAATGCAAGATGGTAAAATTAATATTGAAGAGAGCGCAAAAAATATACATCAAAAAATGCAGCAAATTCTTAAACCTACTGAATGGAAGGTATATAAACTTTTATATATAGAACATAAAGATGAAGATCAGGTCGCTGCTAGCATGGGTTATAAAACTAATGAAAAAAATCGTGCTCCTGGATATAAACAAGTACAAAATATTAAGAAAGCTATAATGATAAAAGTTCGCAAATACATATATAGTGATGAGATCGATATAAGATGAATGATATAATTTTAACTGACGAACACAAGAAAAAAGTTTTAGAAGAATGGAATTCTCGTCCTTCTAATCCTCCTTCATTAGCGGAACTTACTAAACTTATATATGGTGAAGGATTTGATGGTAGAAGTCAGCAAGGAAAATTAATTAAAAATTATCTTGCTTCTAGACAAATTGTGCCAAAGAAAAGTCATGAATATGAAGCTAAGGGATTAATTGAACTTACTGATGAGCAAAAAGAATATATAAGTAATAACTGCCCAACTATGACCGCAGTTGAAATGGCAAAAATTATTTTTAAAAATAATGAGCTTACAAATTTAAATCAAGAAACAAGAAGCGTTGGAGAATATCTTAAGACTTTAGATTCAAAGGTTGTGTATTCTAATCCAAATGAAATACCAGAAGGAAATTACAAGCCACCAACAACTCAAAACAGATGTCTAGCTAGAATTAACAGATACGTTCATGAAGGAATTGATGAAGCAAAATTAACTGGCAAGCAAAAAAGAGATATACAATCTTTAATTGGTTATCTTCATACTTATAGATTCCTTCATCAGATTAATACATATCAAGACGAAAGCGAAAGAGAGCTCTTTGAAAGTAGTTTTATTAGATATACATTTGATAAAAATGATTTAACTCAAGAAGAAGTTGATCAATATATTGTGCTTGCTACAGAAGTAGTTATATCTTCTAATATTCAAGGGACAATTCAAGCATTACAACTTCAATTAGATTCTGCTGTTGAAGCTGGCGAAAAAATATCAATGTCTCTTGTAGAAGCTATTAGCACAGCAAGAAACGAATACAATCAAAGCGTTGGCAGACAACAAAAATTATTGAGCGATCTTAAAGTTAAAAGAAGCGAAAGACTTAGCAAACAAGTAAAAGAAAATGCATCAATATTAAATCTTGTTGAACTCTGGAAAGAGGAAGAGAGTCGCAAAGAAATGATTAGACTTGCAGAGATGCGTAAAGAATTGCTAGCTAAAGAAGTAGAAAGACTTAGTACCATAGATGAAATAAAGGCTAGAATTATGGGCATATCTAAAGATGAAGTCTTGAACGGATGAAATGCAAGTCCAATGTAAAATTTGTAATGAATTATTTCAAGCAGATAAATTTTTACATCTGCATTTAAAAGCTCATAAAATAAGTACTGCTGAATACTATCAAAGATATTATCCGAGATATGATCTCCGAACTGGAGAAATGATTAATTTTAAAAATAAAGATCAATATTTCACAGATGATTTCAATAATAAAAATAATCTAAAATCTTATGTTAAAACTCTAGGCCAAGAAGAGTTGAAAGAATTCTTAAAGGGATTGTTAGTTAAAAGAAAAGAACGCAAAGACTTAATATATTCGCCTACTCAAGTAGAATTAAGATCTTTGATTATGCCTTCAATAGTAACTTTTAATAAATACAAATTAAATTATTATGCTGTTTGTGAATCAATTGGATTAAAAAATAAATTTAATAACTATGAAGGAGAAGAGATTAAGTTCGAAGAATCTGAAAGATATCAAATAATGGTAGATACAAGAGAGCAGAATCCTCTTAGATTTAAATATCAACAGCAGATTGCTAAATTAGACTTTGGAGATTATACTCTTAATGATCTTGAGAAATGCTGTTTTACAGCAATAGAAAGAAAGAACTTATCAGATTTCATAGGAACAATAAGTGCTGGCTATGATAGATTTAATAATGAGATAGAAAGAGCTAAAAACGCTAATTACTATCTTGTAGTACTAATCGAGGAGTCATTAACAGATGCTCTTTCTTTTAATTATTTGCCTCATATATCTAAGAAGATTAAAGCTACTCCAGAGTTTATATTCCATAGAGTAAGAGAATTGAATCAAAGGTATGATAATATACAATTTGTATTTGCTGATGGCAGAAAAAGAGCTTCTGAATTACTTATTAAAATATTAACTGGTAATTGCTTTCATAAGAAATATGATTTGCAATTATTAGTTGATTTAGGTATAATTTAGTATGTGGCACTGTCCGGAAAAATATACTAAAAAAGATCTTATAGATATTAATAAACAGCTACTTGAAATCCAAGGACCAATGCTGGACAAAGAAGCTAAGATTAGCCTTGCAAAATTTCTTAGAGCAAATCTTGGTATTACGACGGAATTAATTAGTGGAATTAAATTGGCTCCATATCAAGAGGTCAATTTAAAAGCTTTCTTTAATAGAAATTTCAATATGTGCGTTTGGGGACGAGGATGTTCAAAATCATTTATCGCAAGCGTATATTGTTTCTTGCAATGTATATTTGAACCTAATTCTAAAATCTTAATTGCTGGTCCAACATTCAGAACAGCAAGAAACATATTTACTAATCTAGAAAAAATTGTTAATAGCAAAGAAGCTCAACTATTACAACAAGCTTTTGGAGTCAAGAGCAAAAGAAATGATTTATTTGAATGGGAAATTAATGGTGGTAATATTGTGGCTATTCCTCTGAATGGTGAAAAAGTTCGAGGATTTCGCGCTAATGTGCTTGTGCTTGACGAGTTTCTTCTTATACCAGAAGATATTATTAAAAATGTATTAATGCCATTCTTAGTTGCTCCTCAAAATATGAAAGAGCGTATTCAGATCAGAGAAATGGAAGATAAACTAATTCAAGAAGGCTTAATGAAAGAAGAGGATAGAATGGTATTCCCAAATAAATCAAAGATGATTGCATTATCTTCTGCTAGTTATACATTTGAAAACTTATATAAAACATATAAAGAATGGGTTGCAAATATATACTCAGAAGATGCTGTTAAAGATGCAACATATTTTGTGAGTCAAATGGGTTATGAAGCTTTACCAGAAGAGATGGTGGATAAAACTATTATTGAAGAGGCCCAAGCTGGCGGATTAAGTCATAGCGGATTCTTACGAGAATACTGCGCTCAATTTACAGATGGTAGTGATAGTTATTTCTCTGCTAAAAAAATGCATGAATGCACAATACCAGATGGTGATGCTCCAACATCAAAAATATATGGAGATAAAGATAAGAAATATATACTAGCTATTGATCCAAGTTTTAGTAACAGTCCAAGTTCAGATTATTTTGCTATGAGCATAATTGAATTAGATGAAGAAAAGAAAGACGGAATTCTTGTTCATAGTTATGCTGTTGCGGGTGGAGATTTAAAAGACCATATTATTTATTTCCATTATCTTATAACCAAC